ATATCGCAATAGGCGTTGTAAATGGCTTAGTTATGCGGATTTTTCTAAATTCGTCAAAAATTCGTCAAAAAAAATTAAGCAAATATTTTCAAAATATTTTCGGCCGCCTTGCGTCTCATGTCGTCGGTATAGTCCACGTAAACGTTGATAACCGTTGTTACCGTATCGCCGAGTAAGGCCGACACCGTCTTAATGTCTACACCGTTGGCCAATAACCTAGTGGCGTAGGTATGACGGAGGGAATGCGTCGAGACATCCGGAAGAATCCTATGGATGCGGCGATTGACATTCCAGTTGTGCGGCCGGCCATTTGGCCATAAGGTACGGGAGAATGACAAGGGCTGGCGTGCCTTGTATTCTCGCAATATCGTAAGTAGTGCCGGCGGGATGGGGACGACGCGATGTCCTTTTTCTCCGTTTTTCAGCGGGCGAATATCTTCACGCCCCCGATCAACGCGCCCATATTGCTTAGTGACGCTGATGGTTGATTTCCGGAAGTCGATATCGTCCCAGGTCAACCCCATAATTTCGCCGAAGCGCAGGCCCGTATACCCGGCGATAGCACAAGGGATGTAATACTTATCGTCTTGAGTAGCCATGTGTTGCATGAGCGCCGAAAATTCGGACCGTGTAAGCGCTCGTATCTTCTGTTTTCGGCCATTTTTGGGGGGCTTGATTTCTTGGGCCGGGTTATCGGTCCGGAGATGGTATGGAGATACTGCATATCGCATTACCAATTTAAGGCACCTAATGTTAAGTTGTATTGTCTCCAGTGCGTAGTCCCATTGATCCATAGCCTTACGGATATCAAGATAAGTAATATCGCGGACTGGCTTATCTACCAAGTCGCCAAACTTAAGGATGGCGTACCGGTAGATTAATAGAGTGTTATATGCCAGATTCCGGTCGCGGAAAACGTATTCAGCGAACTCTTTTAAGGTGATGCCGTCCAGCTCGTCGCTGATGGGCGCGGCGGCCATCAGGCCCTCGACCTTTTCCAGCAAGTCGTCGCCGGCAGCTTTCGCGGCTTTTTTTGTCCGCAGACCTTGCTTAGACTTCTGTCGCCATTTTCCGGATGAGTCCTTATACGAGAGGATGACCTGCCAGCCCCCGTCTTTCTCTCGGTAAGAAAAATTATATTGAAATTTGGGCAAAAAAAACACCTCCTGTTATTGGGGAGGCTGATATGGTATAATTGTGTTAGCGTGAATCAGCCCCCATAGCGGATTTACAGCGTCGTAGATTGTTCCAGCAATCTACGGAAGTACCGTCGTCATGTTCCAGCATGACGGCGGTATTTTTTTATCCAGCAATGAAAAACTGGATGTCATCCATATTTATTTTTTTCGGTGTGTTTCGGTGAAGAAGGGCCTCAATAATATCAGCTTGGACTTCCGAAGAGAAGTCGTTACCTCTGATGTGGGCTAATTCATGGAGAACGGCAGCCTTCTGAACGGCCCATGATTGTCGAGCATTGATGATAATCGTATAGCTGCCATCATCATTCGGCGTGGTGAGAGCCTTGACCCGCACAGGCAAGTCATTGTATATCAGGACTATATTCAACTACTTTTTACCCTCCTTAGATTTTAGGCCGTTAATTAGATTAAGGATAATAATAACATCGTCCTTACTAAGATTTTGAGTGGCATCGAAGAGGATGCGGCGTGCCGGGTCCGTTCTAAGAGCTTCGATGCGGGTAATCATTTTGGAATTATCATAATATCCATCTGCGTTATTAGCTGAATTTCCTCCCAATAAGTCCAAGGGAGATATTTTAAGGGCATCAGCTAGAAGCAACATTTTATCACAGCGCATATTTTTTATGTAGCCGGTTTCCCATTTTTTTACCGTACTTTTGCTTACGCCAACTTTAACAGCTATTTCTTCTAGCGTTAGCCCTAGCTCTCTGCGACGGCAGAATATAATTTCATTAACTTCCATGATGACCTCCTTATTCGGCGTGGTGAGAGCCCTAACCCGTACAGGCAAGTCATTATATACCAAGAATATATTCACGGACTACTTTTTACTATCCTTAGATTTAAGCCCATTGATTAGATTTAAAACAATTTCTATATCTTCCGCACTCAAATCTTTCGTAGCATCAAATAGTATGCGTCGATTTGGATCGATTCTTAATTCTTCTGCTAGTTTTGCGACGCTTGGATCATTATAATAATTGCCTGACAATGGCTGGTGGGATACCGCAGTTTCATGCCCATATTGAGCTGTCTGTACTTCTCTTAAGTCTCCGGTTTTTAAAAATTCTGAAGAAAATCTAGGATCTAAGTCTGACTTATTTAAACCCAGTGCATCAGCTATTTTTTGAATATTACCCGCATTGGGGGTGGATCTCATTGAAAAGTATCCGGATAACGTAGAAGCGGGGATGCCGGTTAAGTCAGATAACTGGCCTTGCGTTAAGTGACCAGCGTACTTTTTTAAATTTTCGGAAATTATTTCTCGAAGCTCTCTATCGAATTTAGAGAGTTTATTTCTTGGCATTGTAACACCTCCCGCGAACCTCCCTCAATTATCATACCTATATTATAACGAATAAAACCGTCAAAATCAACAAAAATAACGAATAAAAAAATTAAAAAAACGTTATAAACTCAAAAGAGACGTTGACAAAACGAATAAACTCGTTTATCATATTACATGAAGGGAGGTGCTAATTATGAAGATGATGTTGGAATCAGCTAGAGTAAATGCCGGATATAATCAATCTGAAGCGGCTAAATTGTTTGGAATCCACTATCAAACACTGGCAAAGTTAGAAGCGGATAGCTCTAAAATTCCCTATGAAATCATAAGAAAGATTCCACAGGTATATGGAGTACCTGCGGACCATATTTTTTTTGGACCTAAAAACGAGTTTATTCGTTATATTCGCAATTGCGCCAAAAATTATAGTGCCTAAGTTGTAACTGTCATTGAGGGAGGCGGAACTATGGAAGACAAGAAAAAAGAGCCTTGCGAAAACAAGGCTCAAGATAATCCTTGGAGCGTAAGAAATCGATATGAATATCTAAAAAAGATGTCGGAACTAGCCATCAATACATTGGCTGAAAATGAGCTGGCATTAAATAAAGAAGAAGCTGAAACTTTTTTAAAACTGTTTGCAACTGAGCTTAAATTTAAATGGCATATCAAAAACCGGGAATCCAACTTTTAGCTTCTTTCAAGGTAGCATAGACACGTTTCATGGTGGTATTGGTTGCAAGGTATTCCATCCCAGCGATTGTTAAATGACAGCCATCAAGTTTATATCCGGGGAGCTCGTCGTTAAGAACGTAAATAAAATGAATTCCGTCTATATAACCGTCATCATGCAAGCTTTTTAGAATGATGCGGAGCCGACGTTCAGAAATTCCGATTTTTTCGAGGTCGAATATATCGTTACCTCGATACCCGCTTTCGAAAGCGGCATCAATAGATTTTAAGATAAGGAAAATTGCCTTGGAATAATCCATAAATATCACCTCCTCTCATGAATATTATAGCATGAAGGAGTTGAAATTACCGAAAAGGAGGGAGAAGCATGCAAGAACCAATCACACCAGAACGGTATGAAGAAATGAAGGATGTTGCGGGCCTAGTGGTCGATACCATGGCCAAGAATGGATTGGTATTAACACCGGGAGAAGCAGATTATTTTTTAAAAATTTTGGAATTAGAAATTCTTTTTAGTTGGCGGCGTAATAACGAGCGGTCAATATTAGTGGCACTGAGAATGACGCCGGAAGAAGCGGCGCGGATTTTTTTTGGCGAAGACAAAGGAGATAAAAATGCTCGATGAAAAACAAGCTGTAACGAAAAAGGAACTATATGCCATTGTTTGGGGGCTGGTGATGTTAATCAATTTCGGCGTGATGATGGCAGTCGTAGAAAGCATAGTAGCGTTTGTAGTTACGTCGATTTTGTATGGACTGTTTGAAGGTGCAATTCTATATAAAATTTATCGAAAAGAGAGGGACGAAATATGACAGAACAAGCAATGTGTATAACCGAACCCATATTCCAGGTGGTATTTGCGGGGCTAGGATTTGTGGCTATGATTATGGGACTTATGGTAATGATACTTATGTTCCGAGAACTGATTAAGGATTTATGGAAATCGAGGTGAACAAAATGAAAACTGTTATCTCCTTGAAAGAGCTAATGGAACGGTGGGACCTGACCAGACCGTCCATCATGAAGATGGAACAAGACGGGAGATTGAAAAGGCTAAAACTTCCGGGAATTTATTATTCCATGCAGGCCATATTAGTCCTAGAAGGACTTGACCCAAAAGAATGGGTAAAAAGTCCATTCGAGTGGCGGCGGCTCAAAAATGAGCTGGAAGCCACAAAAAAGGAACTAGCTACATGCCGGGAAACGCTAAACCAATTCTCCGCAATATTAGCCAAATACAACTATGAGGCAGTACAAAAATGAAATACGTTACTCCTGAGGCTATAGCCCGCGCATATTGTTTTAATTTGATGCATATATTGAAGCTCATCAGTGAGATGAGGGCCAGCGCGAAATGGCGGGATAGCGTCGTTACTTTCAATCACAAGACCATAGTTAATCTTGCGGATTTTGAAAAATTCCAACAGGAAAAAATGCGGGAAGTGAGGTGCAAAAATGAAAAAAATGACAGATAACGAATTCCGCGCATGGGTATGGCGCGGCCTGCTGTTATCCTGCCTGCTGTTTTGGACGGCACTGATTGCGGCCTGTATCAACATCTAAGGAGAGAATCATATGAAAAGAAGTGAATGGAAAGTCACCTACAACGGTGACTACTATGAGGTTTATCGGATACGGGACATATCACGAGTGGACCATTCCGGCAACCGTGAATACGTCAATATGACATTCGAAAGGAAAGACCTGGCGCAGGCCTATGCAGCCGAAGCCAATGATATGGAAGAACGCCAGGAGGTGCAAGGATGAAACGCTTAATAGCTATGCTGCTTGTTCTGGCAGCTGCCGGCGGCACGGCAGGTTACTACGATGGGCCAGAGGCCGAAGCGGTCCCGACAATCCATGTTGTTGAGGCCGGAGAAACACTATGGAGCATATGCAGACCCATCGCCGATGCCGAAGAAGAAGACATCAGAGATGTAATAGCTAGGATAATGATGGATAACGATGTTGCGATCGACGCGACGATATATCCGGGGCAAAAACTGAAAATAAGAAGGTGAAAAAAATGTATATGAAAGAAAAATTCTACATGTCAGATAAAGACAATATCTTAGTAACATACAGAGAAGACCTCTTACAGATACATAATAAGAAAGACAGCCTTACTATGACTGAAAAAAAATTAAAACAAGATATCGAAGCTAGAATGGAACAGATTAGGATAACGGAATTAACTGATGATAGTGCGGTAGTTGTAATGCACAAATTAGAAGACGACATAAACAACACAATCATGAAAGGGAATAAATCCCAAATATGTCAGCTTCTATTGAATGGAATACAAACCTTAATAACTGAAAGTGGAGAAAGAAAAAGACTGAAGGGTTATATCTTAGATATTATTTCAAACATGTAAAAAGGCCGCCATCTGCGCCAACAGAGAAGCGGCCTAAAAGAAAAAGTTGCTACGTTAATTATATCACAATGCAGGAGAGAAAACCATGGAAGAAATTATTGCAAGATTGAAACGAGAAGCCGACACAGCAAAGAAAGAATACATTTCCATGATTTGCGAAATTGTTGTGCGGCATATTGAGGAATGCCCTGATGATGTGGAAAGAATAACTTCCGATAAGACCTTGAAAGGATGCTTCGATTTTTTAAGAGAAAGAGCGAGTAAAAATCAGTCAAATGGATGCGGGGTATGTGGCCCGGCAGACGTCTACGATTATTTCAATTTTGCCGGAGACATTACGCCGATGACGATGAGCATGGCCGAAAAACAAGAAGCACCATCACCAAAACCGCAAGCGATGGCGGATATCGACATCGACGATTTATTCGATTGAGGGAGGCTGCAGCATGAAAAAAAGAATATTAAGTGCAGAAGCGGTCGCCTCCCATTTTCGGAGCATAGAACCTACTCCGACACAATTAAGATATATCAACGAGATTGCGTTTGACGAAGAATACATTGTCGTTAGTCGAGGACCGGAAGCAATAAGAGAATATAAAAAGGCACATAACAAAGAGAACGTCCGCGGCAAAGACCGAATTGGTCATTGCACGCATTGCCATCAAGAATTTATCCTGCCGGAAACGTGGAGAATAAACGAAACAGATCCATTACGACGGTGGGATAAGCAAAAAAGAAAATGTCCAAACTGTGGATGCATGTCTGAACTTATATCGGCACATCGGGGAATTAAAAAAAGAACCTTGCGGCGATATGTAACTTGTTTTGAAAGCTCTAAAAAAGACCCGGACGTCATACTGGGGAAAGGCATCATGGCAATCAGAACTGTCGAAGATGATTACAAGACTTGTGATACGGTGACATATACCGTCACTATGTACTACTTCAAGCCAGGCGAAACGCCAGTCATGTACAAACGGCAAGCTTGGTACAGTATGTATAGTCACCGGGTGGTGCCATATGAGCATTGGTATGGATATGACGTCGGAGCAGATGGAATTGGATCACCTTGGATGCGGCAAAAAGAAATAAGTGATTTATGGCATCAATACATAAATCGAGGTTATTCACCATGCATCGATAAAAACAGTGCCATGAGAATGATAAGAAAAAAGGCATGGAAATACTGTCAATTAGAAAAATTCATAAAGTCGAATTGGCGATATACTGCCTATGATTATTTGCGATATTTTGCGGAATATGCAAAATACCCAGGAAAAATAGAAATGCTAATGAAAATGAATCTAAGGTGCATTGTAGAAGACAAAGTATTTAAGGATGGCGTTACGAAATGGTGCGTCAATTGGCAAGCGACCAAACCTAAAAACGTATTACGCTGTCGACTTACTAAAGCTGACAAAGAATATATGAAAGTATTTGCGGTTAGTACAGAAAGCTTGAGCCTATATAGTCTTATTCAGCGACACGGACAAAACTACACATTAGCGGAAGCAGATAGTCTGCGAAAGTATGTATATGATTATCATCGAATTGCACAAGCAAAACCTTTTCCCGACGTAAGAAAGTTGTTGAAATACGGAGAAAAACAACAATACTTATACGTCGGAATAAGTAAAGAGGCCGTTGTACACGACTACTTTGATTATCTGAAAGAATGCCATGAATTGCGATATAACCTCGAAGACAAAACGATTGCCTGGCCGAGGAATTTTATGCAAGCTCATCGGGCTGCTAGTAGGTTATGTCAAATCAAAAAAATGGAAATATTAGCCAAGAAAGAAAAAGAGCGCAAAAATTGGCTGGAATCGAAAATAACGAAGCGGTTGAAAGAATTGGAAAAATATAACTTTGAAACGGAGAAATTTTTTATCCGGCCGGCAGCCTCAATCGATGAATTAATACAGGAAGGAGCAGAAAACCATTCCTGCGTGGGCAGTTATATTGATACATATGCTCATGGAAATACCAACATCTTCTTTATTCGCCAAAAAGACAGCCCGGGAGTACCATTTTTCACCGTAGAAATAAAAGATGACCGTATAATTCAATGCAGAACAAAAGATAATAAAAATGCAGACAAAGGGTCCGATGTAGAACAATTTGTCAAATTGTTTGAACGCATTAAGTTGCAAAGACGACAGAAAGGAGAAACAGCATGAATGACATCATAGATACCGAAGGAACGGTGCAGGAAGTAAGAACCGCGGAAAGCATCGCCATAGAAATCAACACAATAAAAAAGCAGACGCAAAAGGTGATGCTGTCTGCATCCATCGAAATCGGTCGCCGGCTGGTCGAAGCAAAAAGCCTGGTCAATCATGGAGATTGGGGAAATTGGCTGGAAAAGAACGTCGCCTACTCCGAGAGAACGGCCCAAAATCTTATAAAACTATACGATCAGTATAGTGATAAGGGCATGGATGCCCTTTTTGATAGCGACATGGATGTATTTGCGGAGTTGTCATATACGCAGGCGGTTGCGCTTTTGGCGCTGCCGACGGTGGACGAACGGAAAGAATTTGTTGAGAACCACGATATGGAAAACATGAGTACACGAGAGCTGCAGGAGGCCATAAAAGCTCAAAAAGCTGCGGAGGATGAAGCGAAGGACCTGAAGCAACAACTGAAAGAAGAAAAAGAAAAAAGCCGGAAAATACAAGATGAAGCGGCTTTACAGAATGGGAACTTGCGGGAGACAGAGAAGCGACTTCAGGAAAAAACGGAAGAAGCGGAGCAGCTACAGCGGGATTTGGAAGTGGCCAGTATGCCGGCCATTGATCCAGAAAAAGAAGCCGAGTTACGACGCCTGCGGGAAGAAAATGAAAAATTGAAGAAAACTGCCGGAGATGATGCGGACATGAAGAAATTCCAAGTACAGCTTGGCATTATTCAGGAGGCATTCAATAAAATTTTGTCCCTGATTGCCGGAATGGATGAAGATGAAAAACGGGAGAAATTCCAAGGCGCCGCTAGGAAGTTATTAAAGCGGCTGGAAGAACTTACTTAATGGGAGAACAAAATGAAGTGTCCTGTCTGCGGTGCGGCCAGTAATAGCTACGTATATTGCTGGATGCACGACAAGTCAATATGTTGGTCGCATTGTGGATCATGCCGATGGTTTGCGCCGGAGGTGTATGGCTGTAATTATCGGCTAACACCTAGGCAGATAATCACACTGCACCGCTGGCAGAAATATCTGGCCGCCAGACGAGAAAGACGGCTAGAAGAACAACTAAAAAATAAGAAAGTAGAAAACACATAATATATGTATATATAGGGATTATTTTTTTTGAGCCAGTTTGCTGGCCCTGGGGGCTGGTAATGGGTATTAAGATATCGACCATCGATAGGAGAGATAGAGTATGAAGTCATTTGTCAGAGAAAAAAAAATATTCTGCGGCAAAGAATACTTTGAACTCGATCTATTTGAGATGGCCGACATGAGAGAACGTGGAAGAAAAGAAAAAGGGAAAAAGTCAAGCCTAAAACAAATTAAGCAGAACGAAAAAAATGCAAGAAGGTATTTTACACAATTAGTGAACACTAATTTCGGGAAAAATGATTATTGCATACATGCAACTTATAATAGGGCGCATATGCCAGAGACGGTCGAAGAAGCGGAAGCCAATGTCAAAAAGTATATCCGGAGAATCAAAAACAGACGGAACCGGTTAGGCATTGAAGCACCGCTGAAATATATCATCGTGACGGAGTATCGGACGAAGGAAGACGGAAGTCCGACTCGTATACATCATCACATTATTATGGATGGTGCGATGGACCGGGACGAGATTTCCGAATTGTGGCGAGATCGCCGGAAAAAAGGAGAAAAGCAAGGGGCGACGATCGGCGTAGTCAATGTTGACCGGTTGCAGCCCGACGAATATGGACTAGAAGCCCTGGCCAGATATCTGACCAAGGGGCTGACAGGAAAGAAACGTTGGCATCCGTCGAAAAATTTAGAAAAGCCGATCGTAAAGAAAAACGACTACAAATTTAGTCGTAGAAAATTGGTCGAGTTGTCAGGGATGACCGATTGTCCGGATATCTGGGAAAAATTATATCCTGGCTATACGTTGACTGAAGCTAAGTCGGCTTACTCCGATGAGGCCGGTTGGCATATCACAGTGAAAATGAGAAGGGAGGGAAAATATGGTACATTTTACAATTTACTGGACGCTTCCAAGTCTAAACGAGTACGTAAGGGCCTGCCGGGCGAATTTTCGCGCCGGCAATAAGATGAGCCGTGATGCTCATTACTTGTGCCGCTTGGGAATGACCAAGTTGGCCGGTAAAAAAATAGATAAGGCATACATCAAATTTCACTGGGTCGAAAAAAATAAGCGACGGGATAAAGATAATATCGCCTTCGCCAAAAAATTCATTTTGGATGCCCTTCAGGAAATGGGAATACTGCAAAATGATGGATGGTCGGAGATACTAGGATTTTCTGACACGTTTGACGTTGATAAGGACAATCCACGAATAGAAGTATCACTACTATCGGAAGAGGAGCTAAAAAAATATGAAAATCAGTAAATTTGCAAGGAAGCGGCATTACATTACGAAACGAAGCTGGCAGAGGTCCATCAGGACCGTCAAGGTCCGCAGCCGATGCCGGCACGCAAGAAGGTTAATGAGTACGGGGCGCCGCTATAAGGGCGGAAGATAGGAGGAAAAAAATGAAGACAAATGAAATAAACTATATCTTAAACGAATTGAATATCGTAGAAAGATTGAAACGACAGCTAACGTCAGGAGCACCCTTAAAAATAGGATGCGGAGATAGTATGTATCTTGGGAACGATCAACCAAGCGGAAAAATTGTAAGAGAAGGGCTTATCCAGGTACTTGAAGCATATACGGAAAAATTAAGACAGCGGGAGAAAAAAGAAGCAAGACAGGAAATAAATATTGTAATCGAGTACTGTGATAAGTGCATGAGTTGCGATAAATGCGCTATCCGTGAATTTTGCACGGAGGTCAGACAATTTGGCACGTTATTTAGTGACTGCCCAGGGTACGAAGTAGATAAGGAGGGAAAATAACATGGAAAAAATTATTAACTTAACACCGCATTGCATCAACGTGTATTACGGAGAAAAACATATTAAGGATATTCCGGTATCGGGACTGCCGGTGCCAAGGTGCCATCAGCAGCAAGTTGTAGTTGGCTACGTCGACAAAATAGAAATTACTAGACAGATCTTCGGCGATGTAGAAAATCTTCCGGAGCCAGAAGATGAAACTTATTATGTAGTATCAAGAATGGTCGCAGAAGCGGCCCCGAACCGATATGACTTACTTGTACCCGGGCCGCTGGTACGGAATGCAGATGGCCAGCCTTGCGGATGCCAGGGATTAGCCGTCATCGAAAAATTAGCCGTAAAAGAAAAACAAGCTATGTTTGGGAGCTATAAGCCTAACGAGTCATATATTGCCAATGCAACAGGGAATGAAACTCATATCTTCTGCTTTGGGAATGGCTTTGGTGCCAGCGTTGTACGAGGAGAATATACCTACGGCGGACCGCAAGGCCTTTGGGAAGTGGCAATATTAAGGGACGGAGAACAATGTTACGATACTAAAATTGCTCCGGATGTTGTCGGATGGCTGGATGAAAACGAGGTTGCCGAAATGCTTGGACGAATTGAACGCCTCGGGGAAGGGAAAACAAAGTGAACGAACCTAAAGAAAGAAATCCTATAGAAGAACTGATTGCAACGAGAATGTACTTGTGCAAAAAAGAAGGATGTAAAACCTGCCCCGCGATGTATTTGCGGGGTGGGAAAGAGATGCGGTGCGCTTTGAGCTTTGTGGCCTATCTGATGTTGGGATTAGAAGAAAGAGGCTATTTATAAAGGAGGAGAAAAAACATGAATGAATTTAAGTGGAATGAAGCAGATTTTTTGCCGCAAGTTGGAAGCGAAATCAATGGATCTAAATATAGCCAAACCATTATTGCAGCATTTAAAGACGAAGATGGCGAACTGTTGCTTACCATCGGAGTATTCAAAACAGGAGATATTATTTGTGAAGACAATGAAAGCGGACTAGCGATTATCTCGTCGGACTGTTTTGGAGAGTCTTGGAGTATGCCATGGAACAATGTCCTGTATTGGTCATATATTCCGGAAATTCCGAACAAGGCTGCGGGAAAAGGAAAATGATAAATAACGATAAAAGAATAGTGGTAATCGCAGGAATACCAATCTACAAAGAATACATCAAAAACGTTGAAGGCGAAACAAACAAATATGAATGGTTGGCTGAATTAAAAATAACAATGAAGTCCGGTTATATATGGAAATTTGGGCTTTGTTCTGAATTGTGGGGGTATGTTGTATCGGAACTATGGGAAATAATTAATAAACAGGGGAGGCGTGAAAATGAGTAAAGAGTATATTGTTAAGGCCATGGTGGAAATGAAAATTGAAGCAAACTCAAAAAATGAAGCGGTAGATGAAGCCATGGATGAACTTATAAACAACTTACCATCAGCGACAGATGAAACAATTAGAAGCGTTGTTGCTCTTGATGATGGACTGAAGATAAATTCGATGGAATTTTCAGAAAAAGAAATCGAAGATCAGATCTATCGGGCAGTTACTCGTTGCGAACCTTATGCAGAAATACCAAAAACAATGGATGAAGATGTGGATATGGCTATGATGGACACTATCGAGTCTTGGGGGTATGTGGTGGATCAGGACGAGAAATCGATTATTATTGACTTGATCAACATGGGAGAATGCGAATGACGTCAAAGGAATATCTTAATCGTATTCGGACCCAAGAATTCCTGCTCCGGCAAGTGGAGCAGGAACTCTTGGAAGTCAAGGCTGATATCTTAGCCATTAAAGGATCAAGCCTGACGGAAAAGGTATCAGGCACCAAAGAGGCAGATACGGCCAATAAATACATACGGCTGGAAAAATACGCCGAAAGAGTAAATCAGGAATGGGATGTATTGATTGGCATGAGAATACAGGCAAAGGAGCTTATTATGGGACTTCCAGATCAGCGCGAACGGGCAGTACTGTACGCACGGTATATCCGTTGCCGGAGATGGGAAGACATAGCCGATGAAATGCATTATAGCTGGAACGGGATTTTTAAACTGCATGGCCAAGCTCTTCGGACTTTTGGAGAATTGTATGCGGATATTATTAATAGCGGCAAGAGTTGATAGAAGTGTATACAATAACCAGCTATAATGATAGTGTAAGAATTTCAGACAGAGCCGCTACCAATTGGTAACGGCTTTTTTTATTCCACGAAGGAGGTCATGCCTATGTGCAAAATCTATTACTGCAAGCATAACAGTAAGGGATTGTGCAAGATACGGTGTGAGCCGTCGGAGGAAACTACTTGTCAACATTATTGCAAGGAGATTGATCACCGGACCTCGATTAATCATGAGCCGGTAAAGCCGGCCAGAAAGAAGCGGCGCCGTAAATAACGATGCCCGGAAAAATCAAGGGGGCTGTAAAAATTAGGATGCCACCAAAAAGAAGCCGGCGAAATGTCAGACAATCGACAAGAGCCGGAAAGACAATCAGCAAAATAGGTGGTGAAAATTATGGCCCGGGAATTTTCAAGGGATTTCTACAATAGTACGCGATGGAGGAAGTGCGCCAAGGAATTTGCCAAGTCGAAATTATACATCTGCGAACGATGCCATAACCAATACCGACCGAAGCCGGGCAAGAAGCGGAGGTACATTGTCCATCACAAGAAGCCGCTTACACCTGACAACATAGATGATGAGTACATCGCCTATGGATGGGACAACCTAGAGCTGCTATGCCTTGAATGTCACAACACTACTCACGCTCCGTCGGGGGCAGGGCGGCGGATGACCTTCGACGAGGATGGCAATCTTATCGGGATTGATGATGCACTCCCCCCACATTGACATTTATTTTGGCCAAAAAACTACGCCGGGGGCGGCCCTTTCTTTTGTACAAATCAATTTTTCCTAGGGGGTGTAGTCACCTAAGATCAATAGAGGATTAAATAAAATGAGGAGGTGAGGGCGGATATGGCAAATCTTCAACCGAAAACAATACTTAATCGAAGAATTAAGGAATTGAAACGCATCTTTTCGGAGGTGGATGCGGACAAAATGAAGGTTATCGAACCGTCGTTGATCCAGGCTGCCAAGATGGAATTATACATCGGCGACTTATCGACTCAACTGGATGAGGTCGGCTTCGTGGAAGAGTATCAGAACGGGGAAAATCAATCCGGGAAGAAAGAGTCGACTGAGTCTAAAGCCTACAGCACGATGGTAAAAAACTATAACGCCGTCATCAGGACATTACTAAGCTGCCTCCCAGAAACGGAGCAGAAAGCAGCCGAAGATGAAATGATGGCATTCCTCAAAAATCGGCAGTGAATTATATTGAGCAATATTACCGAAAGATTGAAGAAGGTAATATTGTTACCTCCGATAAAATTCGCCGGACGTATAAGCATCTGGTGGAGAAGATTTACGATAAAAAAGGACCTTATCGGTATGACGATAAAAAAGCAAAATTCGCAATTGATTTCATAGAGGCTTTCTGCAAACATTCCAAAGGGAAATGGGGCGGGAAGCCTTTAGTTTTGGAACTTTGGCAGAAGGCTGCGACCGCCGCGCTATTCGGCTTCGTCGACCGAAAAACCGGACTTCGGGAATATCGACAGTTGATTCTGATCGTTGCTCGTAAAAACGGAAAGTCGACCTGGGCTGCAGGTATGGCCTTGTATCTATTAGTCGCCGATGGGGAAGCGGGTCCTGAAATATATTCGGCAGCGACTAAGCGTGACCAGGCGAAAATAATCTGGACCGAAGTACAGCGTATGGTCAAGAAATCGCCTGCCTTGAATAAGCATATCAAGTGTCTCGTCGGTAGTATCCGGTGCAAATTTAACGATGGCGTTTTTGAACCGTTGGGCTCGGATAGCGATAAGCTGGACGGGCTTAATGTTCACGGGGCGCTGATCGACGAACTACATGCTATCAAAGACAAGAACATATACGACGTCTTGATTGATGGGATGACAGCCCGCGAACAGCCTATCTGTATCATTACGACGACGGCAGGGACCGTCCGGGAGAATATTTTCGACCTAAAATATGATGAATGTTCACAGATTGTTAATGGGTACGGAGATCCGAAAGGCTATCATGACGAAACGATTCTTCCGTTAGTCTACGAGCTGGATAGACGCGAAGAGTGGACCGATGAAACAAAGTGGCAGAAAGCCAATCCGGCACTCGGAAGCGTTAAGGATAAGGACCAATTGGCGCAGAAAGTATACCAGGCGCAGCATAATCCCTTGTTGGTAAAAAATCTACTGTGCAAAGATTTCAACATCCGAGAAACATCGTCGGAAGCATTCTTAACTTTCGAACAATTAAACAACGAAGCGACGTACTCTTTATCAGATGTACGCCCGCGATATGCTATTGGAGGCGTCGACTTGTCAGCAACAACAGACCTGACTTGTGCGACGCTTTTGTGGTGCGATGAATCTGCCACTAACTTATATGTCAAGCAGATGTACTGGATTCCGGAAGACTTATTTGACAAGCGAGTCCAAGAAGACCGGGTGCCGTATGACGTATGGCATAAGCGAGGATTTGTCCGGAAGTCTCCGGGTAATAGTATCGACTATCGTCTAGTCGTCGAATGGTTCCGCGAAATGCAGGATAAAGAGGACATCTACTTGTATAAGGTAGGTTACGACAGCTGGAGCGCCAAGTACTTTGTCGTTGAAATGGAAGATACTTTCGGGCAAGAGGTTATGGAAGCAGTCATTCAGGGCAAGAAAACTTTATCGGGACCGATGAAGGCACTGGCTGCGGACCTGGAAGCCAATAAGATTAACTACGATAACAACCCGGTCCTTAAGTGGTGTATGGCTAATGTTGCCGTCGACATTGACCGAAATAGTAACATCCAGCCGACAAAAACGATGAATGCGAAGCGGCGTATCGATGGATTTGCCAGCCTACTGGATGCATACGTTGCCTTTGAGCGTAACAGGGAGGACTATTTGAATATCATTTAATCAGAAAAGGAGGTGAAATATTGCAAAAACGAAGCTTGTTTCAAAAAATATTTGGCTGGACATGGATGGCTAAGCAGGAAAACGAGACATTAACCGGAGCAAAGCTATTAAATGGCTACGACAATCTATTTTCCTTATTTGACGGGCGCGTGTACGATGATTCGACTATTCGCACTTGCATCGACACGATCGCCAGACATTTCAGTAAGATGAAAATTCGGAAAATCATCAAAAAGGACGGAGCCGTTATCAAGGAGAAGGACAGCCCATTGAATTACTTACTGACGGTGCGACCTAATCCGTATATGAGTGCCAGCGACTTTCTGGAAAAAATCGTAGCGCAGTATTACACCTACAACAATGCTTTCGTGTACTTAAAATTTGATCGACACGGACAGTTATTAGGAATGTATCCATTGGACTCGGCGACGGTACAACTATATGAAAGTCGGGTTGAGGGCAATAAGGAACTATTTCTGAAATTCCAGTTTTTGGGTGGAGAATACATTACGGTGCCTTATAGTGAGGTCGTCCATCTGCGCCGTCATTTCAACCGGCATGAATTTTTTGGAGATAGTAACGACAAGATTTTCGCGGAAGACATCAACACCTTGCGAGCGGTTAAGACCGCGATTGTTAACGTCGTCAATTCTTTTGGGAAATTACGCGGTATTATCAAGTGGAAATCAACATTGAGGCCGGAAGACCAGAAGGAAAACTGGAAACTATTCGTCGATACTTATACGACGCCGAAAAATGGAAGCGGCATCGGATCCCTAGATAGTAAGGCCGACTTTCAAGAATTAGGGAACACAGTAACGACTTTCGATAGCGGGCAGATGGAGTACGCCAAAAAGAACGTGCTTCAGCACTTCGGAATTTCTGAAAATATCCTGCTGGGTGACTATAAAGAGGACGAGTATATATCGTTCTACGAGTCCGTTATTGAACCGCTGGCCGTTAAATTTGCCCAAGAATTGACGGAAAAAATATTCACGCCGCAAGAACGGAGTGCCGGGCATGAAATTATCATGGAAAGTAACCGGCTGTCTTTCATGTCCGTTTCATCGAAAATAAAAATTTGTCAGACCTTGATACCTTCGGGCGGACTAACAATTAACGAAATACGTGAAATCTTCGGCTACGCCGGTATTGAAGGTGGCGACGAGCGGCAAATTAGTCTGAATTTTGTCAAAGCCGGCGATCAATCACAATATCAGATTAACCAGCCTGGCGACAACCAGAAATCAACAAAAGGGGGTGATGAATCTGAAGGGGAAAATAGAACGCCGGACAGCCACGATGACGACCAGCAATAACATGCAGGTAGAAGGGTATGCTGCTGTATTTGGAAAAGACGCAATGTTATTTGAAAGTATGGATACCGGATGGAAATACATGGAACGCATTGCGCCGAATGCTTTTTCGGGGACTGACATGTCTGATGTGGTCCTTAATTATAACCATGGAGAGGTGGGAACTATCCTTGCCAGAACAAGTAATGGAACGTTAAGACTTACACCAGATGAAATAGGGCTCCGTGTTGATGCCGACATTATCGACACAACGACCGGTATTGATGTGTATAAGCTGGTGAAGCGTGGGGATCTTGGGAAAATGTCGTTTGCTTTTATCGTAGATGAAGAAACTGAAATTCGGGACGTTGAAAACAAGACGTATAACCGGATTATCACGAGAATTAGAAAATTATACGATGTATCGATTGTAGATTTTCCGGCTTATGAAAGTACGTCGGTCGTGGCCAGGTCCGATTGTGGACTTGATATTGAGAACATTGAGAAAAAATTAAAAGAAGAAGAACGCGCTCCCGCAGAACAACGGAAGCGCATTTTTATTTTAACGACATTTTGAGAAAAAATAGGAGGAAAATTATGAGCAAACGATTAGAAGAAATCTTGAAACGTCAGGAAGAAATCCGTTCCGCCCTTGATGCTAATACTGAAGGGCTTGATCTCGACGCGCTGGAAGCGGAAGCCCGCGCTTTAGCTGATGAAAAAGGAGTCATTGAACAGCGCGAACGCATTACCGAGGCTATTAATTCAGGATCGGCGCCGGTTGTTGAAGCTCGTAAGGTAGAGCAGCCGTCGGCAAAAGTCCCGGAAAACATGGAACCGTATGAAACGGAAGAGTATCGCAGCGCATTTATGAATTATGTTACGCGCGGAAAAGCGATGCCGGTAGAATTCCGCGCTAACTCCAACACAGTACAGGAAGACGTCGGCGCCATCATCCCGGTAACGACACTGAACAAAATTCTCGAAAAACTGACCGTCTACGGTAAAATCATTCCGCTCGTAAATCACACCAATTACAAAACAGGGCTGGCCATCCCGACGGCTAACATCAAGCCCGTAGCTACCTGGACCGGTGAAGGGAAGACCAGTGACTTACAGAAAGAAGAAGTAAAAACCAGCATTACTTTTAACGCTTATAAATTACGTTGTGCCGTATCGGTATCGCTGGAAGTTGACGTTAAGGCTTGGAGTGCCTTTGAAACGATGCTCGTAAATCACATTTCGGAAGCCATGGCCGTTGCCTTGGAACAGGCTATCATCGCCGGAGACGGAAATAACAAACCGGCAGGCGTATTGAAAAATGATTCTGACGGCGTAAAGGTAGAAGCCGCCGCGGCCAGTTATCAGTTACTTGTAGATGCAGAAGGAGAACTCGATGAAGCCTATGAAAACGGGCCAAAGTGGTTCATGACGAAAAAAACGTTCATGAAATTTGCGGGAATGGTCGATGACAACAAACAGCCGATTGCCCGCGTTAACTACGGAATCAATGGCGCACCTGAACGGATGCTTCTTGGTCGTCCGGTTATCTTGATTTCGTATCTTAAGACGCTCGGTTCCGCCAACATTGCCGACGGGGATGTGTTCGCCTTCTTGTATGATTTTAAAAATTACACGTTGAATACGGCCTATAATATCGGCGTAAAAATTTATGAAGACAATGAAACGGATGACATCGTCCGGAAGTCCATCATGTTAGTGGACGGCAAACCAACGGATACTAACGGCCTTGTTAAGCTCGTATATAAGGCGACTGCGAAATAGTAAGGAGGTGTGACGATGGCTGTCGGAATTGAGAAACTCAAGAATTACTTGAGAATCGATGAGGATATGACGGAAGACGACGAACTGATTACGTCGTTGTCGGAAGCGGCCCAGTCCATCATCGAGCAGATGACCGGACGCACATATGATGGCAGCCATCTGTATACACTGGCAATTATGCAGATGGTCGGCCATTGGTATGAGAATCGGACCGTATTTTCCACCAAAACCAATATGCACGATATGCCGTTGAGTGTACAGGCTATCATCAATCACTTAGGGCTTAACGCGGGGCGGATGCCGTCAGGCGGTGATGCCAATGATTAACATCGATGAGATAGGTGCGCTTGATAAACGGGTCGAGATTCTCACAGATGGAGAGTATGAAGACGAAATCGGCTTAACGCATATCGGGATGACGCCCGTATTCCCGCATAGAATCTGGGCAAGAATTGAGCCGACGCGCGGCCGGGCTTATTTTGAGCAGTACAAAGACAAAACGGAAGATTTTCTAAAAATCACCATTAGATATCGTCCAGAAGTCACTGCCGGTATGTATGTGCGCTATCGTGGAGTTACGTATGACATTAATACGGTCATCAATCCGTATATGGCTAACGTCAAACTGGAATTGATGTGCGTCGAAAGGAAGCGGAAGACAAATGAAGATTGAGGAATTCATGCGGAAAATCGACGACGTAACTAAGAAATATCCGGCAGAAAGCGAAAAAGCTCTTGAATTCGGGGCCAGGGCCATGCGCCGAGCCTTAATTAAGAATTCACCGGTCGGGAAATATGGACCGGATAAGTTGCGGATCAGTAAGAACTGGAAAGTTGCTTACGAGTATCGAGGGCGAGAAAGCATCGCTAAAATCAGAAACAAGTCGCCGCATTATCATCTGGTAGAACGAGGTCATCGCATTGTAGATCGAAAAGGCCGCACCAAAGGATTCCAGCAAGGGCAATTTTTTACAAAAAAGACCGTGGCTAATGAAGGAGAAGCCATTAAACAGCGGATGACGAAGAAGCTATATCGACTGTTAAAGGACAAATTATGATGAAGCTATCGAGTATTATTGGCGTTGTTGTAAGAAGCCTAAAAAGCGAATTTAAATGTCAAATCTACTCCGAAGACGTAAAACGGAACTATAAAACGCCGTGCTTTTTTATAAAAGTGTTGGTAACTACTAGTCAGGAAACAAAAAACGTCTCACAAAAGCGGCTGGACATCATCCTTACTTACTTCCCAGATCCACGGGAAAAGGACGATTTGCAGTACATGCGGTTACTTGACCGGGTATGCGAATTGTTTTTGACGGGAATCGGAGTGGAAAACCGGCATCTGAAACTGACTGATATCAGCTCCGGACGTGCCGGAGAAGAAGACGACATTTTTCAAATTTATCTGACGACGGAATTTCTCGACGGAATTGAGTTTTCCGGAAGTGGGAATTCGTCGGATGGAGACGATGGAGAAGGTCGAGAAATCATGGGCGATCTTAGCATGGTATTAAGTATTGAGGAGGAATAGCAATGGCAAAATTAGGTATGCCGTCCGTTAATATTGCATTTCAGGAAGCGGGGTCGGAAGCGGTTGTCCGTTCGCAACGTGGAATTGCTGTGTTAATCCTAGAAGAGGACGCAGCGACAATTACTAAGTTAAGCGCACCGAGAACAATCGGTGATGAAAAACTGGAAGCCTTGACCAATCCGTTCACCGTGTACACGACCGATGATATCCCGCCAGAATTATCGGAGGACAATAAGGACTATATCGTTAAAACCTTGAAAGGATACGTTACAACTCCGTATCGAGTCCGAGTTATGTTGCAGGCTAAGGGCGGAGAAGGCGACAACACGGCCGGAAAATTCGATGAATCGTTGAAAAAAATTATGCCGGAACGTTGGGATTATCTGGCCATTCCTACAATCGAGGAAGCGCAGAAAGAAAAAATCGCTACGTGGATCAAAACAAACCGCGAAAACAAATATAAGAAGGTAAAAGTCGTACTGCCGCAGCACGCGGCCGACTATGAAGGCGTCATCAATTTCAGCAATGAATTCGTCGAGACTTCCCAGAAGCGATATACCGGCGCCGAATACACGGCGCGTATTGCCGGGCTTATCTGCGGAACGCCTATGACAATTTCGGCAACTTATGCACCGTTGCCGGAAGTAATCGACTGCGATAAACACGATCTCGACGAAAACGACGAAAAAGTCAATAATGGCGAGTTTTTCATCTGGTTCGACGGGGACAAATATAAGATGAGCCGCGCCATGAATAGCCTTGTCACGACGACACAGGGCAAGTTGGAAGCGTATCAGACCATTAAGTCCGTAGATATCGCCGATATGATGTACGACGATATCAAGAAAACCGCCGAAGACAGTTACATTGGGAAATATACCAATGACTATGACAATAAATGTCTGCTGATTACCGCCATTACCGGCTATTTCAAAGAATTAGAAGATGGGCGTCTGCTTCTCCGGGGCGGAAGCACGGTTGACATCGACGTCGAGGCGGTTAAGACTTGGCTTTTGAAAAACGGGAAGAAAACAAAAGATGAACTTGCCAACATGTCGGATTTAGAAATTAAAAAAGCGGACACGAAAAAGCATGTATTTTTGAAAGCAACGGTGACGATTCTGGACGCCATGGAAGATATCGATCTGAACGTTACTATCTAAGTGCTAAAGGAGGTAAAACATGGATAATATGAAAGCCGAACAGGTAATGAGCGGCACGCAAGGCGAATTGTGGATTGACGGGCAGTACATGGCCGAAGTAACAGCTTTTAAGGCCGAGATTAAACTTGTAAAAGAGGAAGTCAATCAGGTAAAAAAAGTATTTAAGCAATACAAAATTACAGGCGCGGAAGCCACGGGGAACGTGAAATTAAATCACGTTTCCTCTTTTTTTGCCGTGAAGATGGCTGACAATATCAAAAACGGTAAACAGACGGTGTGTACGATTGTCTCTAAGGTAGATGATCCGGATGCTATCGGCGCCGAACGGGTAGTCATCAGAGATGCTACTTTTGATAAGCTCACACTGGCCGATTGGCAGGCTAAAAAATTAGTAGAAGATGACTACGATTTTACATTTACAGATTTTGAACTTTTAGACGTCGCAGAATAGGAGAATACCCATGAAATTAACAGAATTATTATTGTCCACCAATCCGGAACAGGTAACTGTATTGCCGTCTGAAACTTTTGAGGTTACGCGATTGTCTGAAGCATTTGGAAATGCCTTTGTCGTTAACTTGCAAGCCATTCCATCCAAAAGAATGACTGAAATCCAGCAGCGGAACATGAGTATTGATGGCGATGGCCGCCAAGACATCAATCTGTACGACTTACAGCTGTCGTTGTTGGCGGATGGCATCGTGGATAAGGACTTTAACAATGTGGAAGTCCTAAAAAAATACGGTGCAGCCACTAAAAAAGACTTATTCGAAAAGTTGTTTTTGGCCGGTGAAATTGCTGCGATCTCCGAAAAAATTAATAAATTAAGCGGCTACGACAAAGAAAAAAATAAGAAAATTGCTGAAGAAGTAAAAAACTAATAAAGACCGACGGTTATACGGAATTCTTGTATTGGATCTATAAAAATCATCACGTATTACCGTCGGTATTTTTTTCGCTGTCTGAAAATGAGCAAATTATTTTGAGGGGCTTTTTTCTGAAAGAAGTCGAAGAAACAAAAGAAGAAGCCAAAAAGATTAAAGAATTGACCGAGCCGGGGAAGGGGTGAGCCTATGGAAATAATTGACGTCATGATGCGGTTAGTGGATGGGGTTACGGCTCCGTTACGATCTATCAACAGCCAATTGGCCATGACCGCTAAGCAGCAGAACGCGATGGGCCGCAACATCCAGCGATTAGGGCGGGATATTACCGGAGTCGGTCAAGCTTTGATGCCTGTATCTGCCGGCATTGTCGCCATGATGCCGTCGGTTATTACGTCGTCCGTAGCAGCCGGCGAAGATCTGGCCTTAACGGCAGAAGTCGTCAGTAATGCCCTTAACGTATGGGGGCTTAAGCAAGGCGACATTGCGGCCAATACCTTACGTGTATCCGACGTCATCCAACAGGCCAACAACATGTCGAGCCTGTCCCTTAGTGATTTCGGCGTTGCCATGCAGTACGCCGGGGCGCCGGCCGCCACACTCGGAATACAGATCGAGGACCTTGCGACGGCTATGGCCATCATGCGTAATAACGGTATCGAGGCATCCAGCGTAGGTACGACGTTACGGTCGACATTGTCCAGATTAGCCGCACCGCCGAAAGCGGCCGCTATGGCATTAAGTCAATTAGGCATCCAAGTTAATGATGCACAAGGCAATTTTGTTGGCCTCGAAAATATCGTCAATCAATTACGGTCGTCTATGAGCAACTTGTCCAATACGCAACAGGTAGCCATGGCCAAGGCGATTGCCGGCGAAGAGGGGTACAGCGGATTACTGGCCTTGCTTAAGACATCGCCGGAAGTATATCGAGAGATGACGGATGCCATGTATAACGCGACCGGTTCATCACAAAAACAATTTGAAATTATGAAAAACACGGTCAAGGGCGCAATCGATGACATGATGGGGTCCATTGAGTCACTGGCGATTAATATGGGCGACGTCTTGCGTCCCCAGGTACAGGCGGCGGCGTCTGCTATTGCTTCGGTAGCCGATGCCCTGAATAGTCTGTCGCCGACTCAGAAATTGATTGTCGGTAACGTCGCCATTGGCATCGTCGCGTTCACTGGATTCATGCTTGTACTTGGCCGCGTTGTTACTTTAGCCGGAACGCTGATGCGGACGTGGGCCAATGTCCGTATTGTTATGGCCGGCGGCACGATTAGTAATAAGCTCTTGCAGTACTCCGTACAAGGGGTAATGCGTGCATATGCTGCCATGCCGGGGATTTTTGCCGCGGTCAAGGGCAGCGCATTGAGTGCATTTACGGCTATGCGGGGATTGACTTGGAGCGGCATTTTCAAAAGTGCCATGGGCGGCATCAAGGGCCTAAATGTTAAGGGATTATTCAGCGGCCTTGTTGGTGGGATGCGTGCTGGCATCGGTAACATCTTCCAAGGTATTTTCGGAGCGCTGAAGGGTATCAACTTATCGTCTATCGGGGCGGCATTGTTCCGATCGTTGACGATGGTCGCAAGGGGATTGCGGGTGGTCGCAGTTGCCGGGCGGGCGTTATTTTTGAGCCCTATTGGCATCGCTATTATGGCCATCGCCGGTGCGGCCTATATCTTATACAACAATTGGGATAAGGTTGGCCCGTTTTTCGTACGCATGTGGGGGATTATTACTGCGGCTTTTGGCCGTGCTTACAATACACTTAAGCCGGCATTTGACGCGCTCGTTCAAGCTGTCCGGCCGATTATTACTAAGCTCGGCGCCATGTTCAGTGCGGCCATGCAAGGACAAGGACCGCTTGGCGTGTTGATTGGCATTATTACTACATTGTCCCAGGTGCTAGGCGCTGGCCTCATAGGGGCAATTATGGTTGTCATCAACGTTCTAGCCGTAGATTTTGCGGCCGTTATTGACATTGTGGCGTCTATTGTGGGGGCTGTCATTGGCGTTTTAGCCGGATTGATTAATTTTGTCTCGGCTGTCTTTGTCGGAGATTGGAGCGCGGCCTGGGAAGCGGTCGTGTCTATTTTCGATTCGATTTTCTCCGGTATCGTCGGAATTTGCGAAGGCGTCATGAATGGCCTTCGGGGTGCGATTAACGCCATCATCGACGGCATCAATGGTATTTCCGTAGATATTCCAGACTGGGTGCCGGGGGTCGGTGGCTCTACGTTTGGGCCGCTCGGCATCCCGCGCTTGTACACCGGGACCGACAACTGGATGGGCGGCCCTGCTATGATCCATGATAAGGGCGCCGAAATCGTCAACCTTCCGGGCGGTACGCAAGTTATTCCGCACGATCAATCCCTTGCCAGTGCGTATGAGCAAGGCAAGCGGAGCGGTGGCGTACCGGGAATTACCATCAATATGTACGGGACGACCGTTAGAAGTGACCATGACATCGATGAGTTGACCCGTAGAATCGTTGACTTGATGTGCCACGAAATGCGTAAGGCAGCTATCAATCAGAATGTGGGGGCGATATAGATGGCATCATCGCTTATTAGATTCCTGCGGCGTGTGCTTGACAGCACCGGCGGTGGTGGACTGAATCAGGGATGCACGATTGTCTTATCGTGTGACGGGGAACAGGTCAAGCTGCCTGTTCCGCCGCCGTCATACGAGGTGGAAAATCCTTATAACAACACGACGATACAGATTAACAATATCGGGGACATCAATATGATTGGTACGCCGGGGCTTAAGACCTTGAAATTTAGCTCGTTTTTTCCGGCCCAGGACTACTCGTTTATTGGCCAGCAATCAGAAGACCAATGGACGTTAATCAAGAAAATTGAGACATTCGCGACAAAACGGAAGCCGTGCCGAATTACGATTTCCGGAACCAGTATTAGCATGGCCTGTACAATTGAAAGTTTTCCGTACAGCGAAAAAGATGGGACTAACGACGTATATTACACGTTGAGCCTCAAAGAATATCGCTATATCACGCCGGAAGCGGAACAGATAGACGACGTAACTGGGCTAAATGGTCGCGTAGCCGAAGTGCCAGAACAGCGAGAATTTAACATTTATCCGGGGGATGGTCCTATGGATATCGCAGCCCGGGCCGTAGGTCAGTATGGCCGTATTGACCAGCAAGGGCCGAAGCGGCTGGCTCTGTATAAGAAATTAGTAAAAGGGAATGTCAATGTCGGCGACGTCGTGAAAGCAACTCGTGGGACTGTAAATATCAATGGAAAGAAGGTAAACCTATGATCCAGCTATATTATACGGACCCGCCGGGAACAGAAAACGGCGTCGAAGATCAGGACATTAGCAACTACGTTCTGCGGCTGACTTGGAGTGGTGATACGTCGCAAGCGGCCAGAAAAATAGAATTCGAGGTCGCCTATAACGCTAAAGATGAGACATTCATCAATTTGTCGCTGCAGCTGGGCGGATTATTGACGCTTAGCATCATCGACGATGAGGACCGCACATTCGATATTTTTTACGGTCGCATTTTCTTCCGGCGCCGATCGACGGACGGTTATACGTTCTCCATCACCGCTTACGATGACATGATATATTTGGCCAAGTCCAAGATACAGCGAGTTTTTGAAAAAGTCACGGTGACGGACGCCATTAAACAGGTGTGCAACGAGATTGGCGTCCCAGTATCGGAAGACATCCCGCAACTTAATACGGTCGTAAGTTTTCTGGCTGAAAACAAATCGTGTACAGAGACATTCGGCATGTTATTCGAACGAGCTCATGCCGAAACTGGCAAGACGTACACGGCCTTGATGTTGGACGGAGCCTTGACCGTCGTCGAGAAGGGAACGATGGTCGAAGACTATGTGGCAAGCGATAAGCTCAATATAAGCAACACCGAGCACAGCGAAAATATCGAAAACATGGTCAACCGGGTAAAGGCCATTGACCAACACGGCGCCATTAGTCAGGTATTTTCCATCGAAGACGACGTTCAGCGTTACGGACTAATACAGGACATCTATAAGATGCAGCCACCAAAAGAAGGCGAGACGGTAGACAATGTTAAGATGGCCAAGGACAAGCTTAAGCGTGTCGAAACAGAGTCAAGTCTCAACGGCATCGGCTATTTTCAGTGTATTACCGGATACGCGATTACGGTCGAAGAAGAGCAGCTGCAGGGGAAATTTTTCATAAAATCGGACTCCCACACATTTGAGAATCAACAGCACACAATGAAACTATCCCTTGAATACATGCCGGATAAGCCGGAAGAACCAGTGATTACACAGACCGACGTCGCGCCACCATATTTCAAAACGAGCAAGAGAAAACGCAAGCGCCTGCGGAAAGGAGAAAAAAATGAATGAGCTGGACAATCCCTATAAGAAATTAATACAGATGCAACAAGGGCTTGCGGCTCAAGCCGGAATACAGGCAGTTGCGAAGCTTGGAAAAATTACGTCGCCGCCGCCTAACTTAGAAATATCCGTAGATGGGATGCCGGTTAAGAGGGCGTTTTTATGGATTGATGAATATTGGATTCAGGGGCATGAAAGAAATACAAAAGGCCATCTTGTATCGGCGACGCAGGATAGCTCCGGCGGTAGTGGCGATGCCGCGTTTGCGAGCCATAACCATGACATCCATAACGACTACACTGAAAATATCATCATGACCGACACCTGGCATGTAGGAGATACGGTATTGATGATTCCCATTGTTGGCCAAGATAATAAGACGGTAGAACAATACGCCGTACTTGGAAAATTCGTACGATTGGACGGGAATTGATATGGCAAATCCGTTTGTAGAACTCAAGGACGTACCGAAAAATGAATTGCCGGAATTCCGGGAGTACGCTTTTGATTTTTCGAAAGATGAATTTATCGTTGAAAATGGCCGCCTGGCGATCGTAACGCAAAAAGAGGCCATTAAGGTATGGGCTTATAAGGCATTGATTACGGAGCGATACAGATATCGCGCGTATTTCGACGATTATGGCGCCGAGCTGGAACACTTCGTCGGCACCGTTACTAATGACGGCGCCGAAGCTATTGAGGTATTCCGCTACATTGAGGAGGCATTGCTTGTCAATCCATACATTACCGACGTCAATGTCTTAGGTATCGAGCAGAATAAGAAAAAAATTACATTGAATATAGAACTTATAACAATCTATGGAGATACTATGCTGGGAATCGAGGTATAGCATATGTATAATTTTGAGTTTGGTCAAACACAACTGAAAATACTGGAGCGGCTTAAGGCGGACTTCTTGGCACAGAATCCGGACGATATCAGCGCCATTGAAGGTACATTCGCCTTCGATACGTTGTCAGCGAGTGCCGTGGAATTTGAAAAATCGTATGTTGAAGACGAAATGATACTGGCTGCGGCCTTCCTTCCATCGTCCTGGGGGCCGTATCTTGATATGATTGGCAATCGTCATGCGATCCATCGGAAGACAGCGACCAAGGCAATCGTGGACTTGACCGTAACCGGAAATGTTGGGGCGCAGTTACTCAAGGGCTCCATGTTTTCGACGGCATCCGGAACTAATTTCTTGACCGTCGAAGATGCGGTAATTCCTGCGGCCGGAAAGGTTATCGTCAAGGCCGAAGCCCAGGAAGCGGGAGCAGATCATAATGTAGATGCCAATACCATTATCAAGATACCCGTATCTATCTATGGCATATCTAAGGTCAATAATGATGCGGCGGCCTATGATGGATTTGAGGAGGAAACAGACGATGAGCTGCGAAGTCGGATTGCTTTCAAAATTGAGATGCCCGCAACATCTAACAACGATGCTCACTATAAGTTGATGGCACAGGAAGTGCCGGGAGTCGGTGAGGTCCAAGTGTTGCCGTTATGGGCCGGAAACGGCACAGTCAAAGTCATCATCGGTAACAGTAACAATGACTATCCAAGTGACGACCTTATTACTAAGGTCAGTGACCACATCACAAGCTTTCGTATTATCGGCCCGACAGTAACCGTCGTCGGACCGACAAAAGTGGCGATTAGAATCAAGCTTAAGATTACTGACGGAAGCGCGGAAGCGGACGACATCAAGAACTTAGTCAATGCCTACTTCCGGGAACGTATTTTCAAGATGGGCTATGTTTCTGTAGCTAAAATTGGGCAAATGATCCTAGAGCAGACCGGTATCGATGATTATGCCAATCTGACGGTTAACGGCGGCGTAAACAACGTTACGATCGACAAGGAGTCGATGCCATATGTAGAGGCGGTGGAATTCATTGGATGATTTCATCAGACGAAGAGAGGTGGATATATTACAATATCTGCCGAAATTTCTATCGAAAGATAAGCATTATAAGGCCATTAATGATGCTAAGAGTCGGGAACATGAGCGACTGAGACAATTCAAGCTTGAGATACTTAAGCAATTGTTCCCGGAGACGGCAACATGGGGATTGAAATATTGGGAAGAATACCTACATATCGACGACGTCGCCGAAAATATACAGGACCGACGCGAAGCCATCTACTTGAAGATGAATAGTAATAGCGTCAGTACCATTGATTTCATGGTTGCATTGGCTAATAAGTATATCGTCGATAAGTCGGCCAGCATCGAGGAAGTATCGGCTGAATATTATTTCAAATTATTTTTCAGCCGCGATAAATGTATTAACATCGACCAATTAAGAAAATGGATTGAGGTATATAAGCCGTCGCACCTGGGGTATGAGCTGTATGAGCAATACCAGCTTGACCAGCAATTAACAATCGGCGGTGTAATATCAATATCGGAAACGACGGTCGTTGAAACTGCCGACGACTATACAGCTCCGCAATTGGATCACTCGTTGATTATTGCAGGGACTTTAATTTTTGAAGAAAAATCAATTTTAGGGGGTATAAATTGGCACAATTCCCAGGATTAACATTTACAAAAACGGGCTATGAAATGATTACTAGAGCGGCCAGCGGCCTTACGGATGACCAACTGATTATTACCAAGGCTAAGCTGGGATCTGGCGTATTTAATGGCGATATTAGGTCGCTGACTGACTTGGTGACGCCAAAACTGGACGTATCCTTAAGCGCATATAAGAGTTTAGGCAATGGACAAATTGAGTATACATTTACCTATGACAATAAGAGTATTTTTGCCGGATTTCCGCACCGTGAAGTAGGTATTTACGCCAAAAATGGGGCTGCGGGGATTGAAAAATTAATCGCCTATTCTAACGCCGGCGATAACTACTCGTACATTAGTGACGTGTCCAAACCAATTCCGATCCAGACCATGAAATTAATCTTGTCGGTTGGAGATACCCAGAACATGACGGCAGTTGTCAACGTGGCGAATGCCGTCACCGAAGAACGCCTAGCCTATGTCATGGGTGAGCACAACGACGCGACCGGCGCCCATAGCGCGATGACGTCGACAATCAACGACGCTCTGTCGCCGACTAGCAATACAGCACAACTGCGTATCTTATTATCTAACGTGGCCGCCATGATTAAGGCCAACAAGGGGACCGCGACATGGCGGGACACCCCGCCGACGACGCTTACCAAGCTTAATGCGATGGTAGGCTTTTTGGCGAGCGGCAGCGACGTTACGTGGAGCGGCAAAAAATTCACAAATTCTAAGCTCGGTATCTCGGGGTTGATGGACACTAACGGTTATGTATCGTTTGGGCCTAATTTTGGCGGGCTAATTATACAGTGGGG